GTGCTAAACGATACCAAAATAAAAGCCTTAAAAGCTAAAGACAAAAAATACTATATTGCTGATTTTGACAACCTACTTCTTTGTATTTATCCAAGCGGTAAGAAAACTTTTATATTTAATTATAAATGTCCTAAAACTTTAAGATACAAAAGAATAACTCTAGGGGAATACCCTACCCTCAATCTTGCTAACGCTAGAAAACAAAGAGATAATCTAAAAGTAAATTTAGCTGAAAATGACAGTATAAGAGAAAAGTATGAAATAACATTTAAAGAATTAGCGTTGGAAAAAATGGATCTTAAAAAACTTGAATTAAGCGAAAAAACCTACAAAAGCTATATGAGTTATTTACAAAGATTTGCTTTTGGAATTTATGGAGAAATTATATTAGATAAATTGCAAATCAAGGATATTTTAAAAAGTTTTGAAAAATTTAGAAAAGAAAATATAAGAGAAGGTGCCGATAAGTTCTTTACTCTTTTAAATGAAATTTTTAGACATGGTGTTATAAAAGAATATATTAAAAGTAACCCCATGGCAAATCTAAATAGAAAAGAATTGCTTATAAATAAAGCCAGTAAAAATCATGCCACCTTGTTGGAAACTAAAGAAATTAAAGCATTAGTAGATAATATAATTGATTACAAGGGATATATTAGTGTAAAAATTGCAGCAATGTTTTCTTTATTAACTGCACAAAGAAGCTTTAGTATAAGAAGTGCAAAATGGGAAGATATTGATTTGGAAAATGGTATTTGGTATATACCGCAAGAAGATATGAAGATGAAAAGAGCACATACTATACCTTTAAATTCTCAATGTGTATATATGCTTAAAAAATACAAAGAGATGAGTATTAATACGGGCTATTTATTTTATAGTTTAAGAAGTAAAAGTGAAATTATAAGCGATAACACAATTAGATCCATGTTTAGAAGAATGGGCTACTCTAATGATGATTTTACACCGCATGGTTTTCGTGCTATGTTTAGCACCCTAGCCCATGAAAATAGAAATAAACACCAAATGAGTAGCGATATTATAGAATTGTGTTTAGCGCATGTAGAAAAAAATAAGATTAAATCTGCATATAATCATGCTTTAAATTTGAAGGAAAAAGCTATCCTTATGCAGTGGTGGGGAGATTATCTTGATGAGATTGCTGATCTAAATCAACAAGTCCGAAATATTTTTTTATAAAATTTTCAATATCTTGTTTAGGATACAATCCCGAACAATTTCTATGTTGTTTAAACTCTCTAAATTTGCCTTGTTTGGCGTATTTGTGAACTATAGGCTCTTTTACTTTTAAAAGATTTGCAACTTCTTTTCTTGTGTAGTAATCTCCGATATCTAATCTAACCATTTTAAACTCCTAATCTTTTATCTATAATTTCAAAAATAGTATCCTTGTAATAACCCCAAAGCCATTTCTGTTCTTCATCTTCTAAATCATCAACACTTAAATTACGCCATTCTTTTATTGTTTTAGTATTACAACCTAAATTCATCATAGTTTTTGTAAAAGTCACAACATAGGTATCCACGACAATACTAAAGATATTTTTCATATCTCCTATACAGTCCCTAAGACTTACATTTTCAAATATACAATTTTCAAATTCTGTTCTTAGAAAATTACAAAAATGAAAACTTGCTCCGCTGAAATCACAATCTATAAAAGATGCATTCTTGCTTGAAATATCATTTAAATTAGCGTTTTTAAAACTAGCACCGTTTATAAACACATTATCAAAATCTAAGCCACTTAGATTTACATTTTCCAAATTTGCATTATTCAGGGAAATACCTTCTAAAATGCAATACTCAACTAATTCTTTTTCACTTTTCCTATCATTTTCGATAATGATAGTTTCATCAAGTCTTTTTAAAATTCCCATTTTAACTCCTTAATTCTTTTTTTCTAAAAGCTCAACTTGTGCTTCTTGCCAAGAATTATAATCTAACATTTAATAATTCCGCATTTTCGTGGATATTGCCTATTATTTCGGTATCATATCCTTCATCTTTAACTAAATAAATTAAAGAGCCTATGTAATCTCTACTTTTACTCTCAAGATAAAAAGTCCCTTCTTTATGAATGCTAACTTTTGCCAAAAAGCAATCGTATGGACTTTTAGTTTTAACAATATCCCCTTCATAAATCTTTTTGCCATTTTTATCATAAAATCCTGTAAATAATTCTATTTCAAAGCATTCTTCATTATCATTCATTAATGGAATACTATCATATGGAGAAAATTCTATTGCCAAAATTTTATAATGTCTATTATACCCTTTAATACTTTTATCGCTTGATAAGCTAATTATATTGCTATATAACTCATCAAGATATTTTTCTTTTTTTACACTCCAAATCCTAAAATCAAAATCTTTTAATTTCATTTTTCATCTCCTTAATATTTTTCTCCATTTTTCTTCGTATTCTTCATAATTTTGCCAATAATCAAGACTTTGTTTTAGCTTCTTAACAACAGCATCCCAAGTTGTCATTCTTGTACTTTCTAATGCTATTTTTTCAGCTAAAAATTCAAATTCCCATTCTTTTATGCAAATCATTCCATAATCACGAGCTAGTATTTTTCTAAGCTCTAGTAATTCTTCCTTGCTAAGTTTTCTTTTAAAACTCAACTCCTTTTTATGTTCTAAGTCGTATTTAAGGGCTTTGATTTTGTTTTCATATTTTTCCTTTTGTTGTTTAAGCTGTGATTTATAACCTAAGCTTTGTCTAAAAGCTAACTTATCGTGCTTCTCATATTCAATATTTCTTAGTCTTTTTTCCATTTCATTAAAAGCTTTGATAAACTCGATTTTCCATTTATAAGCCTTTTCACCTGTAAAACCCATCACTAAAAGAGAAAAAGCGTCACGGGTAAGGTTTATCATACGCCTTTGTTCGCTCTTTTTGTCAAAATAGCTATCATATTTAAAATTTGAGCTTTTAAATTCATCGTTTGGTAGTTTATCTATTGCCTTTAACACATTTGAGTGGTCTTTTTCAAATACTTCAGCTATCTGTAAAGAGTTGGCGAATATTTCATCGCCAACAACTTCAAAAGCTACATTTACATTATTTATAGGGATTAAGGCACTCATTTTTTAAGCTCCTTAATCTCTTTTTCTAATCTTGAAACCTTAATAGCTAAGCCTAAAACCAAAGTTGCTAAAACTACTAACAAAATTTGCACCATAACCGCTCCTTTATGATATAATTTTAAAAGGTAAAAGATGTCAGGGGCTTTCGCCCCTTTGGTTACCGCTTCAATGCTTGAATGATTGCAGTCATCAAGCAAATTACCGCAGTGATTAGCTCGAGCACTTCACTGGTTGGCATCTTTTACTCCTTTCGTTTATTTAAAGGTTATGTTTTATAACCTTTATGCGAGAATTATAGCATAATTACGAACTATTGTCAATAGTAAAAGTGTAAAAATATAAACTTTTTTAAAATTTTAGTTATGATTTTATACTTTTGGTGGGTTTTAACCAAGTTAAAAATAACTCGGTTAAGAAATAAAATTTTTAAGAAGTGTTTTTAATTGTTTTTGCTCGTTTAGTTCGGCTTCTAGCTTATGAATTTTGATAAGCATTTGACAAGCTTTTTCTACTTGTTCGCCAACTTCGCCAATCGCAAGTTGTTTTACTCGACCTTCGCTAAGTCCTATCAACTCGCCAAGTTGCCTATAAGTAAGCCCTAATTCCTTGCAGGTTTTTTTAACAATGTTTTCTTTCTCTTCTGCCATTTTATTCCTTTCTTTTAATTTCTTAATTTTATCAAAAAGTTTATAAACACCTTCTAAAGTTCATTTGATTGTCTTATTTTTAAAAGAATTTTCTACTAAAAAATAATGTGTGTTTTCTATAAACTCATCATTATGTGTCCTAAGATGTTTTGCTATCGTTAAGCCTGTTGTTAAGCCATAGTTAGAGGCAACTTGTTCGTTTGTAAAAATTAAATTTGAAGTGATATTTTGCATAATCCTACCTTTTGCTAATTATAAAAAAGTAGGATTGTAGTTTTATTTAGTGTTGTGTTTTGTGTTTTTCTTTATAAAATGTATAAACTAAAGCTATTGAAACTATAACTAAAGTTACCGCACCAATTCCTAAAATGATTTCCATTTTAACTCCTTTTAGATTTAATTTCGCCAAGCCCTGAAAGAAACATAATTAAAATGCCTTCAGCTATAGCATAAGTCGCTTGACTTTGTGGAACATCGCTAAATTGCAAAGCAAAAGCTCCATTTACAAAAATACCTAAACCTATATTTCTTCCTGTGTTAAAAATAAGTTCTAACATTTTTTCCCTTTTTAAAAGTTTAGCACACTAAATAAAATTTAACAATATATTTTTACAAAATTCCTTAATTTCCTGTGCTGTCATATTACTCCTTTATCTCGCAAACTAATTCTATATCGCAATTTTTAGGATTGGTAAAACATTCAAAGGCTTGTTTAATTCTAAAAAATGGGTCATTTAGTTGGTTTATACCAAAATTATTCCCACAAATAGGGCAAACATACAAAGAATGCCCTATAAACATAGAAAATTCGCTTTTACATTCTTTGCAAGTGATTTTAATTTTTTTAATATCCTTAATATTTGTCATTTTACTCCTTTCTTTTGTTTTTATAATTTTATCCAAAGTAATTTATAAACACCTTCTAAAGTCCATTTGATTACTCTTTGTCTTCCGCCTTTGGTTTGCTCATAATCGTAGAAATAGTGTATATTTTCTATGAGCTCATCGGCGTTTCTTAAAAAATGTTTTGCGATTGAATTTTTGGTAACTTCATAAAATGAAGCAACTTGTATTGAGGTATTATTTTGTATTTGTGATAGCATATTAACCCTTTCATTTTATGCTTTGAAAGGGTTGTTTTGATTTTAGTGCTTACTTTCTTTCGTTTTGTCTTTTAGAGACTTATTTTGCTTATAAAATAGATAGCAAGTATAAGCAAAGAGTATAACGCTTACCCCTGCGATAATGTTTAAACCTATCTCATTCATCCTTTTGCCTCCTTTGCATAAGAATACATATAGCCATAATCCCGACGCTAAAAGCAGTTATGATAAAGCTTTGCGGTTTAAAGTCAAAATTCATTAATGCGAAACTCCCATTAACAAATAAGCCAAGCCCTATGTTTTTAATTAATTCTAACATAGCCAAATTCTAACACAAAAATCTTAAACAACCCTAATTCAAAGAACATAAATTACTAAAATCTCGCTTAACTCCTTTTGCGTGATATTTAACTCTTTACAAACTTCTTTAACAATGTTTTCTTTCTCTTCTGCCATGCTACTCCTTTATTTAAAACATAAATTTAAGGCTCATTTCTAAAGCCCTATTTACAATACTTCTTATAAGCTCATCTCTTCCTGTACTTAAAGCTTTTCTAAGTTGCACTCCTAAGCCATCTTGTTTTAAAAGCTCTAAGGCTTTCGGTTTTAAAATAGCTTTTTTAACTTTTCCGCTTTCTAAATCCATACTCTCAAAATCCAAAAAATGATTATTTTTTAGGTAATTTATCGTATGATAAGCGTTTAATTGATGTGTTAAAAACTCTTCATATTCTAGTTTTGGGATAAAATCAAAAAAGTTAAAATCGCTTGGAATAGGAAAGGTACTATAAAGTTCTCCCAAAGTTTTTGCCGTATAGCTTTCAAAAAGCTCAATATTTTCACTCATTTAAATCCCCATTTATTGCAAAGCAAATTTAAATCCGTATTTGTCTTTAAAAGTTCATCAAAATAAAGCTCTAGTTTATCAATATAAAGTCTAGCACCTTTTAAATCATCATTTTGTATATTTTTAATTGCTAGATTTTTACTATCTTTGATAAGTCTTTGAAGCTCATCTTTTTTATCTTTAAGCTCAGTTAAACGACCTCTTGCGTAAGTAATTGTTTCTTCTTGCATTTTAATCCTTTATCTCATACAAAATTCGATTAAATCATCAATATCATTTAAATCATTTTTAGAAAAGTATAAATAAGCTTTAGGACTGATTAAAACTCCTGAAAAATCGCCATTGTTTTCTTTATCGTATTTTAAAACTTCGCATTCTTTTAGAAAATGAATACAAGAGCTAAAGTCTATTTTATATTCTTTACAATCTTTGTTAAAGTCATCTGAAAAAAGTATGCTTTGATTTGGAAAATCATTTAAAAGTGTTTTTATAATACGTTTTGAAATAAGCTTAAAAGCTTTGAAGTTTTCCATTAATTCTCCTTTATTTTATCAAAATTTTACTTAAGCAAATAGACTTCTTTCTATATGTTTAAACATAATTTCATTAGCACTTTTAAAAAAGTCTTTTTTAATCTCAAAGCCATAAGCTTTGCGGTTTAAATTTGTAGCTGCTAAAAGAGTGCTACCACTTCCAGCACATGGATCTATAACAACATCACCTTCATCTGTAAAAATAGTGATTAATCTTTCTAGCAATTTAACAGGCTTTTGTGTGGGATGTACTTTAGGAATACCTTCATCTTTTTGCCAATCCATGCAGTTATAAATCATCTTGCCATCATTGTTAAATTTTGGAAGTTTTTCACGATATAAGATTAAAGCATATTCACAATTTCCAACTATTCTCATATTTGCTTTTAAAACTTGAGATGAGCTTTGTTTTCTAAAAACCAAATTTATATAATGATTAAAGCCATATTTTTTAGCTACTTCAATTAACATTGTTTGTTGCTCAAAAGAGCAAAAAACAATCATGCAAGGACTTTTACCGCATTCTTTAGGTTCTTTTATAAGCATTTTTGAACAAAAGTGCATAAATTCGCTAACTCTAAAATCATTATCTGTATCAAAAAATGGCTTGTTTGCTTTTTTGCTTTCTCCATTTTTATTATCCCCATTTATATACCATTCAGGAGATGAAGCATAAGCATTGTTGTCTAAATTATAAGGAATATCAGCTATTACAAGCTGTGCTTTTGGTATATTATATCTTTTAAAATTTTGAAAATGGTCGTTATATAAATTTGGTTTCATTTTTACCCCTTAAAAATTTTTCAACATCTTCAAAAGCTTTCACAATAAGCTTTTTTTCATGAAAGTAATTTCTTCCGCTTGGCTTACTTTTGTAAATTTTGTAAGCCTTTCTGAGTTCTTTTTTACTTATGTGATTTTTATAATTTATTTTTTCAATTGCAATCCCATTGCTTCTTAAAAAATGACAAAAGCAACTTCTCCTCTCGCTAAATGGAACGATTTTTACAATTTCAAGATAATTAGAACGGCAAACTTCCATCATCATCTCCTATTTCGATATATTTTTCATTGTTATTGTTTTTTACTTCATTTCCATAAGGATTATAGCTTTGATTTTCTTTTGGAATAAATGATTTGTTATTGTCGTTATTTAAAGATTTATGCCTTGCTTTAAAAGATTTTATAGATAAAGGCTCTTTATTATTTTGAAACTCATCCATGCTTTGCATTTTTTCATTAAAAATTCTATCAAGAAAGATTTTGTTAGCAAGTTCTCCATTTTTACTTAAATATTCTTCTGTTCCAAAACCTAAAACTAAAAGTTTATTAACTAAAGAATTTAGATAAATAACTTCAGTCTGCACCCCAAAAACATTTTCATTCCCTTTTTCGTTAAAAGCAAGCTCATCAATTCCGAAGAATTTCATAATGGCATTTAATTGCCTAAAACCTAAATAATTTTCTTTTTCACCATTTTTATTGATATAGCTAAAATCATTATTTTTAGCTACAAAAAGATTAAAAATAGCTAGTTTTTGCTCTTTTCTGGTTAAAAATTCAAAACAAATAAAAGTATTATTGCTTCCATCGCTTGCCAATTTATCATATAAAAAGGCTTTGCGGAAAACTCCACTATAAAGCCCACCTTCACTTAAATACTCTACGCTTGGCGAATAATTTGCCACTTCAAAACTTGCCTTAAATGCTGGTAACATTATAATTCTCCCTTAATTGTTTTAATTGCTTTTTCTTTGTTTGCTAAAACACTTTGAAATTTCTCTTTAGTAAAAATATTATATTTGATGATAAATTCTTCACTCTCTTTCTTGCTGATGCCATTTTCTTTAATAAAGGCATCATACTGAGCTTTTAGCTCTTGCAACTCTTTAAGAGAATTATTAATCTGCTCTTTTTTATCATCTATAGCCTTTAGGTTTGAATTTGAAAAATTATAATTTTCATTATCAATGCTGATAACCCCATCTAAAACATCACTCTTTATAAAATAATTTATATGTTTAATTGCTCTTCTAATAGCTGATTTTCTTGCCATTTCTTCGGGAAATTCTTTATAAACTCCACCGCCTTTTGTGAAGGTTTTGCTTTTTATGATATCTAGTTGCTCTTTTGTTAAAAACTCCGCTTTTCTATAAAGCAAATTACCGTTTTTAACTATAGAAATTAAAGCGTATGCACCTTTTATCGAATTGTCTAAAGGATTTTTACTAATGCTTAGATTGTCGATTTCATTTTCTGTTATGATTTTTACTTCATCGCTATTTGCAATCGTATCACTCTTAACAATAATTTCAAATCCTCGTTTTAAAGCCTCATTTATGGCAACTTTGACAAGTCCCATATAGCTAGGCTCTATATTTACATTATTGCCCATAGGCACTATATAATAATCATTGTTTAAAATACTAAGCCCTGCCTCGCTAAGATTTTTGACCTTTAAAAAAGATGCGGTTTTATTGTCTCTTAAAATTTGCATCACCTTATTATTTTCGCCTGAAAATTTTTCGTTTATTAACCTTAATTCATTTTCGAATTTTTCACTGATAACAATATGATTATTTTCTTTAAATTCTTTTACTTGAGTTTCTTTTTCTTCTACTATAGCCACTTCCATATTTTCATTACTCATTTTATGCTCCTTTTTTGATTTTTAAACACATTGAAATACTTTCTTTATAAAACTCTTTAGGCACAGTAATATTTTTTTGCTCTAAAAAGCCCTTATAATCAATTGTAGTTCTACTTTGCGGATAAATTGTAATATCCAAACATCTTGCTTTTTCTCCATTTGCTAAGGCTATGAGTTCTTTTTTAAGACTTTCTAGCTTTTCTTTAATAGGTTTAATCGTGTTTTCAAGCCTTATAATTTCAATCGTTAGATTTTTTGCTTTAGTATCTTCAAGCTCTTTATATTCACTTTTTTGATCTATGATATAATCTAATATAAATTGCTTTATATTTTTAACCAACCATTCTTGATAAGCTTCATCTCTTAAAACTTCGCACTCTACAATCTCTTCTTCTTTATTCATGGCTACAAATATACATTTTTCTTTACCACTGATATAAAGCCCAAATTGCACTTGAGCGTAGTATTTATCACTTGGCTTTTTATTTCTTTTGATAAAATCATACTCATCTTGCGAGTATTTAAACTCATAAATAATTCCATTTTCATCTATTCCATCTAAACTTGCTATAAACATTTCATTTTCTAGACTTTGCAAAACTACAGGAGTGATACTCACAGAATGTAAAAATTCAACCCTAGCTCTAATCAAAGGCTCATATTCATTGCCTCTTCTCATGGCTTCATTTTGATAGACTTCTTTAAGTCCTAAGATGATATCTCTTGCCTCTTCTTTAGAGTTAAAAGCACCTTTAATACCTACACAAGATGCTACCATCGATGCACCTATTTTTCCTTTTCTAAAATTTAACCATTCAGGGCTACCTTGTTCTAAGTCGATTATTTTATACTGCATGATTAATTCCTTCTAATAATAAATTTGCGATTTTAATTTGCCCTTTACCTGTGATTTTCGTTGTGCTTACTAATCTATCTCCATTTATTGTACTGATAGTTGTTTCACTTACTTTGAAAAGTCCTTGCTCTATGCATTTTTGATAAGGCTTATTATCACTCATTAAAAAGCCATTATCCCTTAAAAAAGCAAAAAGTCTTTTTTCTCCGATTTCAATTTTATTTTTTTCATAAAGTATTTTTGCGAAATCTCTTATTAAAATAGCATCATTAGTATCTTTTATACGATTTGCAAAGTGAATAAGTGGTGCGTTTTCTTTGGCTTCATTTTTTAAATTTAGATTTTCAATTTGAAGCTTTTCATTTCTCTCTAAAAGTTCTAATTGCATTTGCAAACTTTCTTTTAATGAAAGCGGTTTATAACTTTGTTTCTTAAGCTCATTTTCTAAGTATTCTAATCTATCGATTATCTTTGCTCTTAGTTCTACGCTATATCCACTCACTAAAATCAATACTTCTCTTTTTGGTAAGCGGTAACACTTGTAAAACTGCTTATTTTGTGGGTTTTGGTAGGTATGCTCAAATTTGAAGACACCCCCTTCAACCACTTTTTCTAAGTAAGTTTCTATATCTCTTGTAACATTTCTGTGTTCTTTTCCTGTAAGCTCTGCTATCTCTAAAGAAGTTAAGCTTATTTCTTTGTTTTCATCTTTTCTAAACAGCTCTAAATTCATTTTTCATCTCCTTTTAATAATTTTAAAATTTTTTTATCTCTAGCCTTGTTATTTTGAATATAATTATCAAGGCAACAAAATATACTGAAAGCAAATTCCAATACTTCAAGATTAGTCAAATCTTTTTTACCTTTAGTTGCTTTTGTTAAACATTCTAAAAACTTTTCTTCTTGGTTCATTGGTATCCTTTTGTAATTTTTTGTATTCTTAAGAATTACAAAATTATATAAAATTATTTTTGTATTGTCAAGTAATACAATGTATGCTTTACAAAAAATAACTTTTTTAGTAAAATTACAATAAAATACAAAAAGGAAAACATTGGAAGAGAAACAAAAGACCAATAAATCAGAAATAATATCGATAAGGCTTGATACTGTAACAAAAAACAAACTCGCCTATATATGCGAACTTGAGTATCGCCCTATGGCTTTACAAATAAGAAAAATCATTGAAGATTATATTAATACTTATGAAAGCGAAAATTCATTATGGCAAAAAGGTGATTACCCTAATTAGTTTTATTTTTATTCTTAACATAATCGCTTAAAATTTTAACTATTTGAGTTGCTAAAGGGCGGTATTCTTTATCTGCTATTTTTTGCAACTCTTCTTTTAATTCTAATGGAATTCTTATACTTAGCGGTTTTGTTTGTCTTTTCATAATTCTTTCTCCTTTAATCTTTTTACTTCTTTAATAGCTTTATCATCATTTTTAAAAACGCCTATAAGCCCTAAAGCATCAAGTATTTTTATACGAAAATTACTAAGTTCTACATTGATTTTAATTTCTTCTTCAAACTTTAATGACATTTCATTTATAGCAGTATCTTTTAATGCTATTACACCTTTTAGCCTTTGAACTTCTTTTTCTAAGTTTCTGATTTTTTCATTCTTTTTAAATATCAAGAACATAGTTTTGACCTTTCTTTTGCATAAAGAAGCTCATAAATTTTATTTTGCAAAGAGCTAATTTCTTTTATATTTTTCATATTTGCTTCTATTTGGTCTTTTAACTGCTTTAAAAGCTCTATTTTTTCATTTTCAAGATTAGAAATTTCAGTTTTTAAAGATTTATTTTCATCTTTTAAAGACTTATTTAGCTTCATTTCTTTTCTATATTCATCTTTGCTAAGTTTAATGATGACTTGTTCTTTTGTGTGATAAGCTTTCATTTTTTCTCCTTTTAGATTAATGCTTAAAAGGAGCAACTGAGTTCTTTATTAAAAAGGAAAATAAAAACTAAAAAACAAAAAAGACAAATTCTCATGAATGTAAAATAAGTAGTTTTAAAGTTGCCCCATTTAAGCATTAAAGGAGCTTAAGAAAAGCCAAGAGCCTTGCTCTCTTGGCGTGAGTATTGTTTAAGTATAGGCTAAGCAAGGCTATTCTATAATTTTAGTGGTTTTTTAGTTTAGTTGATTGATTATTTCAATCAACTTTTTTACTATTTCTAACAATAAAAAAGCAATTTTTAAAAACTTCTCTATCATCAAAAACAGCTCCTTCCCCACCAAGAGAAATTAGCCACTTAAACTTTATAATTATACTTTCTTTTTCTTAAACCCTTAGTTTTCTGTCGTTTTTAAAGTGCAAGAAAACCTTTGAAAAATAGCACTATAAACAATAATAACGAGCCAAGTTTATGGATAACTCGCTAACCCTTCCGCTATTCAAAACCATCAACACGATAGCAAAGCTTAATTTCCAAGCGGTCAAAAGCTTAAGAAAGTTCTTTAATAAAAAGAACTTGTTAAACTTTTAATAAAGCTTTTCGTATTTCTTCTCAAATTTCCTTACTTTTTCCAATAAATCATAGGTATCGTTAATAAACTCATCTCCATAGGCTTGCAAAGAAGCTGCAATATCTTCATCATCTTCCAAGCTTACTTCTAAAATATTTTTAAATTCTTGCAAAGAGTTAAAAATATCCGCAAAGTTTTCTCTGCTCTCTAATTCATCTTTAACTAATTCTCTTGCGTGGTTAGAAATTCTTTTTTCTTCTCTATCGAAATAAAGATCTGTAAAACTCATTTTTTATCCTTTTTTTAGTTATAATCACTTTCACTCTAGGAAGGTGATGTAATGGACGAAATACAAAGCTTAAAAGCTCAACTTAATAATCTTCTTTTAAGAGTTAGCGAGCTAGAAAGTAAAGTCGCAACACTTGAAAAAAGACTAAATGACAAAGATTTTCAAGTTTTAAACGAAACTCCTAATCTTTTAGAGAAATAACAAATCCTTTGTTTTCAAACGCTTCTTTGGTGATTAAGTTTTTAACTGCATTATGAAGAACATTAGCTAAAAACTCTTCCAAAGAAGCGTAACTTTTTGAATAATTTCTTTCAAAGGCTATTTCTAGCATTTTTTTAATATCAGGTCTTAAATCTAATTTAACCTCTAGCATTTTTTTATCCTTTTTGTTTTGTTGAAATAATTCTACAAAATGGATAATTAAAACAAACTTAAAATTTATACAATTTGGATAATTTTTAAAAAATTTTTCTGGTATAATTTTTTAATAGAAAATAATTAAAAGGATTGAATTTGTTTATTAGAGCATTAAGAGTTCTTTTCATCTTATCTTTTATTGCGGATTTGACTATCATAGGACTGTTTGTTGGTATTCCTTTGTTTTTGATTTTATGGGGAATTCAATATATTATTTACGGTGAAAAAAATCCTTTTTTTGTATTTGCAAAACACAATCCTAAGCCTTACCAAAAAGAAGATATTATAGATGTTGAAGTGAAGATGAAAAACCAAAAAAATCCTTAAAAACATTTTTAGAAAATTGGAAGGATTAATGCGATGGATATAAAAGGTTGATGGGGTATTGAGGGTAAATTAATATAAAAACATTTAAATTTGAGCCTCTTCTACGCCTTTTCCATATTCAATAATATCAAAATCTTCTTTAAAGAACGAAATATCAAAGCCACCTGTAATCTTCATAAAATCTTCATCTAGTATAATCTCTAATATATTTTTTGTCGCTAAAGATGAGTAGTACACTTTTAAATCAGCATCTTCAAATCTTGTAAAATTTTTATCATTCATTCTTTTTTTAGAAGTTGCAATTGTTTTATTTAATTGTTTAATAATTTTTCTTATTTTTTGCTTTTCTTGTATTTTATTTTTTCCTTCAAGTGTTAAAAAATAATTTTGGTCACATAAACTAGTATAAAAAGCCCATCTATTTAATTTTTCAACTTCACTGCACAAACTAATATAATCTTCCGTTTTAACAGTTTTTAAAGCATGTTGAGTATTTTTTGATTTTACTTCTATGGGTAACTTTGCATTATAGTCAGCATTTAATGTGTTAGCCGATATAAGCAAAGCTATGGCACATACGCCAGAGATTATTCCTTTCATAATTAACTCCTTGTTCCATTTAACTAATTTTATCAGTTTAACTCTTCAAATAAAATAAAAATTAAAATTTATCACAAACAAGCTTATGATTTTATATTTATCATCCCACCACTTCTATAAAATTTTTAAAGGTTTCAATTTTCATTTACCAATTTTAAATTAGATTTTGGGTTATTTGGTGTCTTTTGAATTTTTACAACTTTATAGATTTTCAAATCATCGATATCATCGATATCAATCCTAAAAGTAGTCGTTTTAAAACTATCACTTTGGTTAACTGGTTTAAATTCAATAACTCCAACATCTTTCTTTTCTACAAAAATCTTGCAAGCAATTTCATTATTATAGATATAAACAACAAGATCTCCATGTCTTGGTTTTGAACTGTCTGTATCATATATAATAATGTCCCCATCTTCAATTATAGGAAACATGCTATCGCCATTCGCTCTAGCTGCTTTTAAATTTGATTTATTTTGTGATAATGGTATATAAGTAAATTCATCTTGACACTCATAAACATCATTAATTGACAAGCCGCAACTTACAGAGCCAGTAATTCTAATTCTTTGTACTTCAATTGGCTCATCTGATATTAAAACATTTGCATCAGTTTCTCCAAGAACTTTCAAAACCGCTTCGATAAATTCTGCAGTCATTTTTCTTTGTCCTAATGCATATTTTGAAATTGCAGCGGTTTTAATTCCATGTCCATTTCTATACCCATATGCGGTTAATTTCTCTGCTAGCTCATTTTGTGTTAAATTATGCTTTTTTAAGAGTTTCTTTAAATTCTCTCCATTCATATTTTATAACCTTATATTCCAAAATAATTATACATATTGTATAATTTATAATTATACAAATCGGATTATTTTAAGAAAATTTTAATTATCCATTTTGTAGAATTATATTTATGAAAAGAATAGATTTAATTAAAAAAATAACTTTGAAATTTGGAGGAGCCAATAGCTCTTGGTATGCAAAACTTAACGGCAATAGGAAGGTTGATATAAAAACCGCATTAAAATTAAAAGATGAATTTAATATTCCATTAGAAGCATGGGGAGATTCTGAAATTTTGAGTAAAACAATGAATGAAATTATAAACATACCTAAGCGTGGAAGAAAAAGAAAGGATAGAGAATGAAAATGATTAAAATCAACTCTTCTTTTATTAGACCACATACAATTAAAAGTTTTAGTGTTTATGCTGAGCAAGAATTTATTGTTCTTAAAATTTTTAATGGAATAAATTATATACAGCATTTTAAAATATTTCAAAACAAAGAGATGGATTATCATTATATTTTTGGAGCAAAACAAAATTCAAAAACAGTTATGATATTAGATGAAATAGATAACTTAATGCAAAAACTCGCAGCAAATACCAGCCTTGAGGTTAAAAGACTTTTATCAAAAAGAAAGGGTTCTATTTTTAAAAATGAAACAATGTTTTTAGATTGTGAATTATTTAATTTTTTAGCGAAAAGCGAAGAAAAAAATAATATAGAACTACTTGTAAAAGAATATCACAAAGAGCAAAGAAAAATAGGATTTTTCAAAAGGTTTTTTTTATGAAATTAGTTTTTTTGATTTACATAGCATCAATACTTGATGATATCAATCGCGTATTCTTTACCGCAGGCATTTTGACTCTTGCTTGTGGTATTTTTTCAATTATTCTCTACTATGGTAGCAAATTTGAACACAATGAAGAATTTGCAAATATAGGAATAAAAGGAATGAAAATCTTTATTCCTATTAGCATAATAACAGGATCTATTGCAATTCTTACTCCAAGCAAACAAACTGCTTATTTGATGGCTGGTGCTTATATAGGAAATCAAGTTGCTACTAGTGAATTTGTAAATAATAGATTAGAAAAAATCATAGAAATTATAGATTTGAATCTTGATAAGCAAATCAAAGAATTACAAGGATTTAAAAAATGATACCAAGTTTTATAGCAAGCTTTGATGTGGCTGTCGGGCGAAAAAGATTGAGAGAAAGAAAAGGCTATTTGAAATTATCAAACACTATAGCTTATGGAGGGCTTAGTGTTGATGCTCTGGCATTATATATACAACTAGCTAAACTTAGTGAAAAAACGATTATAAGTGAGATCTATCTAAGAGAGTTTATAAAAGTTAAAAATAATCAAAGAATGAGTTTAAATAGATTAAGAATTGCCAAAAAAGAATTAATCGAGCTTAGGCTTTTAGAAATTAAAAAGGTTAGAAATGGATCTTTAAATTTTTATGAATGGATTTTAAAAGATGAAAATTATCAAGTCAAAAAACATTTTAATAAATCTTTATCTTTGCTTAAAAGTGGTAATGAAAAGCTAAGCAAAACTCTTAAAAATAATGCTTCATCAATCGACAGAAAATTAACCACTGAAAACGAAAAAAATCAAAATTCCCTATATATAGAAACACGCACGCACGCACGCGATAATAAATTTATAAATAATATAAATATTAATAATAATAAATTTATAAAAAAAGAGAATTTAGAAAATTTAAAAAATAATCAAGAAAAGAAAGAACGCGTTTTTAATCAAAACGCCTCTTTTGTAGTGAGCTTTTTAAAACTTGATGAAAAGGAATGTGAAAAAATGGCAAAAAAAGAATTTAAAGTCCCAAATGCTAATGAGCTTATGGGGCAAATAATAGCTTTTAATGAGAAAAATGGCACAAACTTTGGCGAAGAGTTGGCTAATGATTTTATAGGTTATTGGGATGCTAGAGAGTGGAAAAGAAATGGAAAAAGAATGTCAAGCATTGCAGGAAGTCTTTATACTTGGCTTAAATATGCTAAAGAAAACGAGCTAAGAAAAAATCAGCGTTTTAACAGAAAAAAAGAAGCCAATCCTAGTGTGGTTGATAGCTTGATGGAGTATTACGGAATGAAAGATGAGAACAAAGACAAGATCTTAGGATGCTTTTAAGGAGTAAAAAATGCAAGAAAAAATACAAATTTTAATGGACTTATTGGAAATTAATAAGGCTCAGGCAACTGATATTGTAGGTAGATATCTCAAAAGCATTAAGGATATTCATGCTTTCTTAGATTTTTATTTCGAAACTTTAGAAAGAGAGAATATCGTAGGGACAACCTATGAGAAATTAAGAAGAGTTTGCAAAAGAGCTGAAATCGAGTTTAAAAAGCGTTTTGAAGACAAAGAAATTTTTTTAGAATGGTTAAAAAATAAATATAAAAACCAAGCTTGCTTTAGACTACATGAAGGAGATTTTGAATATTCGTATTTTGCTAGCTGCGGAAATGGTAAAAAGATTAAAATCAACCAAAAATCAATTGATATCTTAGTTTGCGTAAATGCTTTTAAGCAAATCTCCTATAAAAATGGCGAACCATTAGAAAATAATGAATTTAAAGAAGCCCTACTTGAATTTATTTTCAAAAATCAAGACAGAATAGGAAAAAATTTGAATATTCCTTTGTCGGTTAAAAAAATAGAGAAAGTTTTAAGCCTAGAAGAAAAAAGAGAAATCGAAAAGATTGAAGAAACAAAACTTTTTAATGAAAACAAAGATAGGCTTGAAATTTTTATAAAAAGCAAAAAAGCTTTTAAAAAAATAAGCTAATTTTAAGAAAGCCTGAAATGGAAAAGTATTTTTTAAAAATTGATTTAAAAAGCAATCCTGTACCTTATAAAAGAACGACTCAAAGATCTAAATTTGTGTGCAGGGATTATCTTAAATATTTAGATTTTAAAAAACTCTTGCAAATTGAGTTTAGAAGACAAAATGATATTAGCTGTTTTCAAGCCTTTGATAAGCAAAAAAAATATGAGTTTTCTTTAAAAATAGGATTTAAAAATAAAAAACACGGAGATGCGGACAATATCGTAAAAGGTGTATTGGATGCACTATTTGAAAATGACAAGAATGTTTTAAAGGGAAATTATGAAATTGTTGCCTTTAAAAAGTCTTTTTTAGAGCTAGAAATTAGCGAGTATGAATTTAAAGAAAAGGTGACATAATGACTAGAATAATGACTAATGGCAAAAGCATCACAAAAGAAGAGCTTGTATCAAAGATAGAAAACTACTTTAGTGAAAAAACTGTTTTAAAAGAAACTAAAGAAAGTGTTATTTTTGCACCTAAAACAAAAGTGGGATTAGCCGTGCATTTAGGGATTTCAATGCAAACTTTAAATGAGTGGGAAAAAGATAAAGATTTTGGCGAAATAGTAGCAAATGCAAAACAAAGGTGTGAAATGGATATTGTTAATCATTCTTTAATTGGCACCTATACCCCAAGCGTTAGCATGTTTTTGCTAAAAAATCAGCACGGTTATGTAGACAAACAAGAAGTAGTCAGCGATAATGTACAAAAAATAGAAATTATAAGAAGTGAAATCAAATGAAATTAAAGCTTGACTTTTCTTACACTCCTGCACAACTTAAAGTTTTTGATGATAAAAATCCACGCTTTATAACCGTAGCAAAAGGCAGAAGACTTGGTTTTACAAGGGGAAGCGCTAAGTTTGTCATAGAAAACTTGCTAATGGGACAAAATGTATTATGGGTGGATACTATACAAGCAAACTTACAAAACTATTACGAGCTATATTTTACGCCTGAGCTAAAAAACTTACCTAAAGATTTTTATTCTTGGAGCGTGCAAGATAAGAAATTAATCATTAACGGGGCGGTACTTCATATGAGAAGTGCTGAAAGAAGCGAAAATATCGAAGGTTTTGGTTATGACCTTGTTATCTTAAATGAAGCAGGTATTATTTTAAAAGGCAGCAAAGGGGAATATCTTTGGTATAACGCTATACGCCCTATGCTACTTGATAATCCCAAATCAAGGGCGATTATAGGTGGAGTACCTAAAGGAAAAAATCTATTTTACGAGCTATGTAGAAAAGAATTGAGTGACAAAAATTGGAAACACTTTCAATTTTCAAGCTATGACAACCCTTTTTTAAAAGAAGATCAGATTAAAGAACTTATTGAAGAAGTAGGCGGAGAAGGTAGTGAAGTTGTCAAGCAAGAAATTTATGGCGAGTTTATAGATAGCGGGGGTGCGGAGCTTTTTGCATTAACTGAAATTGAAAATGCGATGAGCAAGAACTCTTTTAGTATTGAAAAAATGCAAGGTGAGAATATTTGGGGGCTTGATGTAGCAAGATATGGAGATGATAAGAGTGTTCTTGCAAAAAGAAAAGGTTTTGTAATTGATGAGATTAAAAAATACTCACAACTTGGAACCATGGAATTAGCAAACAAAATACTAGCCGAATACAACCAAAGCGAAGATAAACCAAAAGGTATTTTTATAGATACCTGTGGTCTTGGCGTTGGCGTATATGATGTCTTGTTAAATTATGGTTTGCCTGTATTTGAGGCAAATTCTGCAAATTCTGCAACCAGTAATGAATACTTAAATAAAAGAGCGCAAATGTATTTTACCTTTGCTAAAAACTTAAAACACATGGAGCTTGTTAAAGATGAAGAATTAAAAAAAGATATGAGAATGATTGAGTATGAATATAGCGACAAGGGGCTTTTAAAGATAGTTTCAAAAGAACAATTAAAAAAGAACTATGGCAAAAGTCCTGATGTTAGCGATGCGGTGGCATTAACTTTTTTTGAAAAACTATACAGCAGAAACAATACTAATGAAGATTGGAGTTATGATGGCTGGTGAGTTTTTAATGATCTATGATGCAATTGATGTAAACAAAATAAAAAAGCTTTCAAATTTAAGCGATGAGGCTATAAAGTCAAGTCTTGCAAATGAATTTTTAGAGCTTGTATCAGGGTTTAATAATATTTCTAAAAAGAAATTTAAAAGAGAATTTGCGGAGTTTTTATTTGAAAAAGGAGTGAATGAAAAAGATATTTTAAAAATAACAAATTTAAGCAAAACAACAATATGGAGAATTATGAATGAAAACAAAAAGAACTAATGATGAGAGAGTGTCGTTTTTAACACAACTCATTAGAGAAAGTAAAAGTGGATATGAAAATTACAAACCACACTTTAAAGAATTGCAAGATGCTTATTTGCTTGAAAATAAGGCAATGCAAAAATTGAGAAAAAGAAATAAATCAAGTATCTACATACCAAAAATAAACGCTAAGGTAAAGTATTTAATCACTAGCTTAAATGATGTATATTTTAATAGTGAGAGAATGGCAGATATTGAAACTTACATTAATAGCGATGATACGATTATAGAGCTATGGCAGAATGCAATTGATTTTTATAGTGGTAAAATCAATATGTTTAAGATTTTTCAACCGCTTTTCTTAGATGTTTTACTTGTGGGAACAAGTATAGCTAAGCTTACTTGGCATAAAGGAATGCCACGCATTGAAAGAGTAGATATTGATAGTATATTCTTTGATCCAAATGCATTAAATAGTGAAGATGTAGGCTATATAGTCAATGAAATTTATCTAACTTATAATCAAATCCATGAAAGACAAAAGCTAGGGTTTTATAAAAACATAGAAATTGAAAAGCTTTTTGATGAAGATGATGAATATAAGAAAGTGAAGCTTTATGATATTTATGAAAGAAAAAACGATGATGAGTGGGTGGTTTCTACCTTATTTGAAAATAATTTACTTAGAAATGAAGTTACTTTGCAAGATGGACAGCCTTTTGTCTGGGGTTCAATGCTACCACAACTTAAAAAGATAGATAACGAAAACTATGTAAGTGCTTATGGCGAGCCTATAATGGCTTCTGCTATGCCTTTGCAAGATGAAATTAATATCACAAGAAATCTTTTAATCGATGCTGTAAGAACTCATATCATGCCTAAAATAATGATGCCAAAATCAATGGGAGTAAGCAGAGAAGATATAGAAACCTTAGGAAAACCAATATATACAGACGATCCAAAGGGTGTGCAAATATTACCACCACCAAATGTAAATAGTGCGGGAATGAATTTACAGCTTTTAGAAAGCGAACTCACAGAAGTAACAGGAGTTAGTCCGCAAAACAATGGAGCTCAAACTGCACAAAATGAAACAGCAACAGAAATTAGCATAAAAGCACAAGAAGGCGGAAGAAGAAGTGCTGACTATATAAGACAGTATAACGAAACTTTTATAGAGCCTTTATTTGATAGATTTGCAATGCTTGTTTTTAAGTATGGAGAAGATAGTTTTTTTAATGGTTTTCAAAGAGAGGATATACCTAGTTTTAGATTTAAAATTCAAACCGGCACAGGTGCCATGAATAAAGAAATTAGACGTGCAGGAATTCAAGCTAGTATGCAAGTTTTTTCTGGGTTATATCAAATGTATATGAGCATAGGCGATGCAAATTCTGCTTATGGGATTATCAATGCTAGCAAAGAACTTACTAAAGAATTATTACCAATTTTAGGTGTAAAGAATGTAAATAGCCTATTTGCTTTTGAGAATAAGCAAGAAATTCAACAAGGATAAACAATGCTCAATATTGAAATTAAAAGTGATATATCTAAAACTAAAGGAGGAAAGAATTTAATCGAATTTATTAAAGCAAAATATAGTGAATGTTTTTATATAGCAAAAAATAACGATGAGAAAGAGTTAAGGTTAAAAGCTTTAGATACTATGGCTTTTTTAGACATAATAATCAATAAAATAAAGGATGAAGAAGATGGAAAATGATGCTTTAAAAGATTTAATAAATGTTATAACAGATGATGATAAAGGACAAGTTGCTAATAATGGCGATGAACCTACGCAAGTAGAAGATAATGAATCTATGCAGGTTGCTAATGAGAACGAGCCTGATTATAAGGCGATGTTTGAAGCTTATAAAAGTGAAAATGACAACAAATTAAATGCTTTAATGAGTGAGCTTGAAGCTTTAAAAAATCCAAAAAAAGAGCCAAGCGAACAAGAATTACAAAGAGAGCAGTATTTAAAAGAATTAGGACTTGATGGACTTGATGAGAAATTAAAAAGGCTTGAAGAGCTTGATAAAAAGCAAAAAGACAAAGAAGAGCAAGATGCACTAATCGCTAAATACGCACAAGTAGAAAGCGAGTTAAGAAAAGCCTATCCTGATGCGGATTTAAAGGCTATGGCAGAACTTGCCACAAAATTAAATGGTTTAGGCGAAGGGAATATTGACAGCTGGAAAACCTTACTTAATTTGGTCGGAAAATCAAATAATGCTAAAAAAGCTGAAGATTTATCAAGTGCAAATAATAATGTAAGAACTAGTGATTTTAACGATAAGTTAAAAAAAGGCGAAGTTAGCGAGATAGATCTCGGTAAAGAATTATTAAGTTTGGTATAAAGGAGAAATCATGGATTTTATAACAGCTTTAAAAGGTGGTACAGGACTAGGTTCTAGCTTTGCAGATACTTTGATGAAAACAAGCAATTTTACTCCAAATTTAGCAAGTAGCAGTGGTGGTTTTTTAAATGGATTAAAAAATTCTTTTAGTAATTTTGGAGATTGGTTATTTAAAAGTTCTGATGCAAATAAAGTAACTAATTTTGATAGATTAGGAAATGTTTTAGGCGGTGCTGGTGCTTTATATGGTGCTTATAATCAGCAAAAGATGGCACAAAAGAATTATGAGCTACAAAAAGATGCTTATAACTTCAATAAGTATCTAGCTAATGAAGAATTAAATAGAAGAAAGAATATGGAAAATAAACTTCAAAATGTTTGGAGTAATTAAATAGATTTGGATTTAAGGAGTTTGTTTTAAAGGGTAAATCTTAACCCCTTGTATAAGGGGCTTTGTTTATTGATTGTTAATTTGCATTGACAACAATAATACAAAGTAGTATAATAACTATTAAGATTTGTAGCATCTTATTTCACCGCCTTTCTAGGTGGTAATTTAGTGCTAAGGGTGGCGACCCTTGGCACCACACCTTTAAAAATTATACACAAACTTCCTTAAATCCTTTATTTTAAAAGAAAGAATAAAGGAAACAAAATGGCATTTTATAACCCACAAAGAGTAGTATTTAATCCTGATACAGGCGTTATACAAAACGCAGGAAAAGTCGGTGGTGTCTTATATGACATCATGAGCAAAAGTTTTGATGATAAAGTTAAAGCTAATGAGTTTCAGCAAGAGCAAGATTTAAGAAAGCAACAAATGGAATTTAATCAGGCTATGCAAAATAATCAGCTTTTGCAAAATGAGAGAAACTTTGATTATCAAAAGGAAAGAGCAAATATAGCAGATCAGCAATGGCAAATGAATTATAACCAAAGAGCTAGACAATATGCCATGCAAAATGCTTTAAGACAGCAAGCAATAAATGCTAATAAGGCTTACAAGGATTTAAATTATCAAAAAGGATTATTAGAACTACAAAAATTACAAAATGAGATAAATACAAAACAAAAAGAGCAAGATTTATTAAATGGAGTTTTTAGTAATAGTCAAGGTTTTGATAGTCAAAACAATGCAAATTTACAAAACAATACAAGATATAAAGCAGATGCTCAGTTTTTAGATTTAGCAAGTAAACAAGGTAAAACATATGATACAACCCATGGTTTTTGGAATGGAGCTATAGAGCGTGGTTTTGGTGGATGGGGAAGTCAAAGCACGGATTTAAATGATGCAAGTGATTTATTCTTAAAAAGAATGCAAAGTGATTTATTAAGGGGTGGTAAAAATGCTAAATGGAATTTAGAGAATATACAAGCCAATTTCCCTATTAATGGTTATACTATGGAAGCAAATAATCAAAGGGTAGCTCAAGCATTAGCAGGAGAATGGTTAGCAGAAGCTCCAAACTCTTTTAAAATGGAATTAGCAGAAAGACTAGGAAACGCAAAAACAAATATTGAGAAACAAAGTGCTATAGAAGATTATAAAAATAATATGGATTTTTATAACAATTATGCTCCAAAGGTAAAAGCTTTTTATTGGGATGAAAAATACTCAAAACCTAGTAAAAATGCAGTAATTATAGGTAATTCAACAACTAATCAAAATATACAAAATGATTTAGCCAAAAATACATTAGAAGTGCAAAATCAAAATACACCAAAATTACATAGCGTTAGTTTTAATGGAATTAATGCTCAAATATCAGAGCCTGATGCTAATGGTAATGTAATATTAGTTAATCAAGCAGGTAGAAAAATGCAAGTTAGCGTAGAAGAATTAAAAAAACAAGGATTAATATAATGAATATAAGAGAATTTTTATTAGAAAAACCACAAGAAAATAACATTATTTCATTTTTGCAAGATGGAATAAGTCAAAGTGAAAATCAAAATACAAGTGAATATTTATCAAATTTAAAAAATGAAGTAATAAATGATTTTTATAAAAATAAAGATAAATATGATAAAGAATATGAAAAATATAATTTCAAAGACCAAAATTTAACAAATCCTATGGGCAATATTAGTGAATATAAAAGGGATTTATATGATTATAATAAAAATCCATCCATGAATGCTGATGATTTAAGTAATTATATTTTAGATAAGCAATCTAAATTTAATGCCTCTAAACCTATTTTTGCTGATGATAATGAAGTAGCAAGAAAAAGTAATCAGTTTATGAGAGATTTAGGCGATGAGTTGCAAAAATCAGGGCGTGGAAGATTATTGCAAGATGATGATGGATCTTATTGGGTGCAAGATAATAACGGAAATTATTCTAAAGTGCAAGGTAGCACAATGAGTGATTTATATCGTGGATTAAGAGATAATGGTGCTAGTATGGCTTTAGGAACAGCAGGTGCAATTGGCGGCACAATGCTAGGTGGCGGAGTTGGTATGGTTGCAGGTGGTGCATTAGGTGCATCTTTAGGGGCAGGATATGATTACTACGGAAATACAAAAGATACAAATCAAGATATGAATTTAAAAGAAGCTCTTATGCTTATGGGCGAAAATGCAGGACTTTCTTTAATAGGAGATGCAGCTTTTGCAGGAGTTGCCAAAGGAGCAAGAGCTTTAAAAAATACCTATAATATGGCAAAAACAGGAGCACAAGCCGGTAAAGATATGATAGATGGCATGGCTGTAAAAGGTGGTAATTTAAAAGAAAATATAGGGGATAAGCTTAGAAAAATAAGCCCTAGTATTTTAAATGATTTAGCTTCACAAGGTAGCGAAACTTCAAAAGCTTATGCAAGAGATCTAATAGAAAGCGGAAATATAAATTATGATGATATATTGCAAAAATCAAGAGCTATGCCTTTAGAAGTTAATCAAGGAAATGCATTAGTTGATGGAGTGGCAAGCAAAATAAAAGATTTCTCAAATACTGCAAAAAATGGTTTTGTAAAAAATACAGCAGACAACGTAACTAATTCACTAAATAATATTAGTAAAAATATAGGTTCAAAAGAAGCAGCACTGAATCAACAAGATCTTATTAATCTTTCTTTTATGAATGATGATTTAGCTAATATGGCAAGAAGTGTTTTAGCAAATGACCCTAAAATGGCAAATAAGGTTGCAAACTCTTTACACTTACAAGATGAGGCTATATTAAAAGAGTTAAATTTAAATAATGCTTCTAAGGCTGATGAGCTTTATGCTTTAAGAGATGCTAGAGCAAAAAGAGCTTATGATGAATTTGGAAAAGGACTTGATAAACTAGATGAACTTAATCCAAATGGTGTAAAAGTAGATAAGCAAACCATAGATGATATAGTTTTAAACTCAAGTGTTTATAGTGAAAGCACACCAGCTATGATAAAAAATTTTATTCATGAAGCAAAAAGCGGTGCATTAGATGGTAAAAGCGTTAAAGAGATTTACGATAGAATTGATGCTATAGGCAATAAAATAAAAGAAAGCTCAAGTTACAACTATAAAGATTTTTTAAATAGCTTAAAAGACGCATTTTTAGAAAATATAGTAAAAAGTGCTGATAATCCCCAAGAAGCAAAAGAGATTTTAACCAAGATTAGAAAAGATTATGCAGATTTTAAAGTATATGATAAAAGTAAATTAGGAAAAAAACTAGAAGGAAGTGAAAAAGAGATATCAAAAGATATAGATAAAATACTTAATGAAACTAATCCAAAAAAGAATTATGAAGCTATAACAAAAGGACTTAATGATGATGAGATTAAAGTTTTAGATAATCAAATAATAACTAGAGCTTTAGAAAAAAATAAAGTAAATATAGGAGATGCCAATAATCCCAAATTTGCAGTAAATTATAAAGCGGTCATGGATAATTTTGAAAACTTTAAACCAAAAAGCAAATCAGGACAAGAGAAGATTGAAGTTTTAAAAACAATAGGTTATTTACGTACTAACTTTGAAACTGTAATAGATGGTATTTTAAATTCAAAAGCAAAAGAACTAGGACATGGAATAAGTACAAATTTCATAGAAAGATCTAAAACAATGCTTGTTAATAATTTCACTGATTATATAGCATTTTATTTTATGAGATTATGGGAAGTTGGCAAAAGAGCTGGAACAAGAATACAAATGCGAAGGGGGTTTAGCAATATAAATAATTTAAAAGATTTTGATAGATCGGCTAAAGAATTTATAGAAAGTATTAAAGATAAAACACTCAAAGAAGAAGCACAAGAGGCTAGAAAAGAATTTAATTCAAAAGTTAAAGATTTAATCAAAGGCGACAACTTCTTCATGGATAAGGCTGATCCTAAAGATAATTCTTTAAGATTTATAGGCAAAAATGACAAAGAGTATACTATAAATAAAGATGTTAGAAATGAATGGATGAAAACTTTCAATCTTAAAAATATCGACGATGAATATATCCCTAATATACCAAAAGAAGCAAAGATAGCTTTAAAAGATAGAGAAATAAAACTTACAAAAGGAAGTTTACTAAAGCTGATTGAAAAAGATAGAATTAAATACATACCACATATCAAAGAAACTTTAGAAAGCCCACAGGCAATCTTAAAAGATAAAGATGATTTTATTTTTATTAAAAATATAGATAATCAAACTTATTTTACAAGTATAGGTAAAGACTATGAAACGCACTTGACTATAATTAGCAATTCACCAAAGAAACAAAATAATATAAAAAATAAAATGAAAAATGCTGAAGTAGTGTATTATAATAATGCGAGAGCCTTACCGACATCTAGGGCATCTTCAGAGACAAAGCAAGTGTCGTTCTCTAACGAAAATTCTACCCAAGCTAAGCCTAAAAAAAACTTAATGGATGATATAAAAGATAATATTAAGAATAAAGAAATAGAGAAAAAGAATAAAAAAAGCGTAAAACAAAGACTTGATGAAAAAATACAAAATGATAAAAAGGCTAGTGAAGATATTCTAAAAAGATATGATAATTTTCTAAAAGAGAATAAAGATTATAATTTTGATTTTTTAGATAATATGAATTTAAATACTGTTGAATACAACTTAACTAGACAGATGATAATCAATGCCAAAGAAAGCACAAATAAAGGTGTAAAAAAAGATATTCCAAGTGCTTTAAGGGGTAAAATCGAACAAGAATTAAACATACAACCTTTAAAAGAATTTGGCGAAAATTATGCAGAATATTATCACGATGGAAAAGGTGCTTTACAAAAACTACTCATTGAAAAACAAGGACAGGTAGCAGGTGCTTTTCATAGAAAAGATTTAGGGGATATTGATTTGGTTTGGGGAGATGGAAACTTTGGATTAAGTCATATTGTCAATCGAAGAGAAGAAGATTTCATTAAACAAGGGTTAAATAAAATAGAAGCAAAAAATAAAGCTTTAAATTTTATAAAAGAAATAGAAAATATTATAAATAATGGAAATGTAAAAAAAGGTAATAATAGAGCTTTTATTGATGTTAAGAATAGTAGAGTTATGGTAGCACTTGATTATAAAGGTAAAGATAAAAAGTGGATTATAACTGCATATAATTTTTATTAATATATCGCCCCTAGCTTAGCCGATACGCACTAAAGCTAGGCTTAATACTGACACTTTAAGCGTGAGTAGTGTCAATGGCGATTATCAATTATAGCATAAATTCATGTAATTATTTTTTAAAATATAAAAGATAATTGAAAAGGAGATAAGACAAATACATGGATAGTTGCAAACTATGAATTACAATAAGAGAAGTGAAAGTTTATATACATCTTTCGCAATTGTAAAGGGCGAGATCCTACCCTTAAGTTCTTAATCAAAATTCTAATAAACAAAACTAAAAACAAAAATAAATTAGTTTTAATTTGTCTTGTTTTTAAAAATATCTAATTTATTTCAAAACACACTATATTTGAAATAGTCATTTTTGGAAAAATCCTTAAAACTAAACTAAGGAGAATTCAAAAATGGCTTTACCTTCAATGGGACATACCTCACCCGCAACGGAAAATGTTAAATTAAAACAATCAATATACGAAACGATTATTAAAATCGGAGCTACTGAAACACCAATTTTAAATAAAATAGGTACTTCAAAGGTTACAAATCCTTTAACTCATAGTTGGATTACTGATACTTTTGAAGAACCAAAAAAGAATGCAAATTTAGAGTTAAGTAAATTTGTAGGTGAAACAAAAAACACAGCTCAAAAAACTACAAATGCTACTCAAATATTCATTACCGAAGCCATGGTATCAAAAGCTTTATTAAAAGCAAATCAATATGGTGGTAATGAAATGGAGTATCAAATAGGCAAAAAAACCAAAGAACATAAAATGGATATGGAATATGCTTTATTTGGTCTAGGCAGAGATAGTGATGTAAAAAAATCAGTTTTCAAAGATTATGTTCAAGCACAAGAAGCAACAAGTGGAGAAATGGCTGGACTTTTTCATTATATCGCTAAAGGAAAAGATAGCTTTGCTGATGGAAAGCGTGGAAATGTATTAGCTTTTGATGAAACAGGAGATTGGAGCGGAACTGCAACAGAACTAACAGAAGATAAACTTAATCAAATTTTGCAAACCATTTGGAATAGCGGAGTTACGCCTAAAGATGTCTTTTTAGGAGCTGACTTAAAAGGAGCTATTAACAAATTTGCTACAAGAATTTTAGGCAATGAAACAAAACTAGCAGGACAAGTAGTAAGCCTTGAAACAGATTTTGGAACGGTAAATTTCCATATGCATAGATTATTAAGCCCTAAATATGGTTTGGGTGATGTTTTAATTGCTGGAGATTTTGAGTATATGAAACATGGGCTTTATATTCCTACTATGATTGAAGATGTTCCAACTGATATTACTGCAAAAGCAAAAAGATTTTATACGCAAAGCACTTTAGAAGTAAGAAATGCTGATGCTTTTGCTATAGGAGTGGGATTAACTAGCGGAAATAATGCAAAGGCTAAAGCGGTTTTAAAAGCAGCAAAAGGTGCATAATGCTTTGTGCTACGGCTAAAAAACTCATTATCGCTAAAGTTAAAAATTCTTACAAAATGATAGAAGATGATGAAGTTTTGAAAGCCTATTTTATGGAAGCATTTTATTATATTTCATCAAAATGTGTTCCTAGCGTTCTTTTAAAAAATGTAGAGCAAGGCGAAAAAGTTTTTAGGCAAGTTAGAAATAATCATTTTTTGATTATTCCTGATGAGCCTGATTTTGACAATGAAAAAGAACATTTAATGATAGATGAAACACTTAGTTTTGCTGTGATTAATTATGTTTGTTATTTGATTACAAGATGCGAAGAAAAAGACTTTCTGGCATTATGTGACAAGATAATTTATGAGTATATAGCTAATGATGGCAAGGAGCTTGATGATGAAAGAACATGGTTGTAATTGTAATTTCACAAAAAAATTTAATAGAGCTTTGAGTTATAAAGACTATGTGCAAAGTATAAATAGTGCTGATTTTATAGCTTATTTAGATGATAAAAAATGGCTTTTAGCCATGGATGATCTGCTTTTCTTTTGTGAAAAGAGAATTAAAGATAGTGATTATTATGAAGGTTAAAAATGGGAACAAGCTTAAATGAATTAAAAACAGGTAGAGAAAAACTTGAAATCATAAATCAAGTTTTGGCAAGAATAAACAGCATTTCAGAAGCAATAGACAATACAAGACTTGATGAAGTTGTAGGCTTAAAACAAGCTTGCGAATCTTTAAAAAATGAATGTTTAAAATTTAAAAATGATATTGTAGATAAAAATGATGATATTTTAAGCAAATATGATGATATTAATAAAAAATATTCAAATATAAGTGAAAAATACAACAATGTAAATGCAAAATTTGATTATATTAAAGAAGCGTATGAAGATTTTTCTTTAAATAAACAAGAAATACAAAACATTAAAGATTTTTTAGAAAATAATACAGAAGAATTTGAGAATTTAAAAAAAGATATACAGAAATATGAAGAAATAAAATTTAATTTAGATAATTATATTAATGAAATTAAACAAAATAAAGATTTTGTAAAAGAATATTTTGATTTGAACACAAAAATTAAAGATGAAATTTTAAGTGAACTTAATCATGCTTTAGAAATTGTAGATAGCTTACATTTAAATGTTGATGAATTAAAAGAAATAAAACCTGAATTAATAAGTATTAAAAAAGAAGTAAAAGATTTAGCAAATGAAGCAAAATTAGTAGTAAGTGAAGCAAGCGAAATTATAAAAAATAAAATTAACACTATATTCTTTGAAAACCAAAGATTAAATCAAGAAATGATAGATAGTGTTAAAAAGCTAGAAGAAATTAAATTTGATATTGGAGTTAAATATAAAGAAATAGCTAGTGCATATGAACTACTTTTAGAAAGCAAGCAAAATATAGAAGAATTAAGAGAAGTTATAGCTTTATATAAAGAATTTGAAAATGATATAACATCTTATTCCCAAATTATAAAAGATTTTAAAAGTAAAATAGAAAATTTAGAACGAGATTTAAAATCACAGTCTGAAAGTATCTACTCTTCTTTAAATGATAAACAAAATGAAATATTAAAAAATTTAAATGAAGTAAAAAATGAAGCTTTAGTTAAATTTGATGAACTTACAGCAAAATGTGAAGGGTATAAAATACATTTTGAGCAAAGTTATGATAGGTTTAATCAAAGAGCTTTGATAGCTAATGAAGATTTAGGTAGGTTAGCTGAAGTTGCTAAAAAAGAACTAGGTAATGATAAGTTAATTTATGAAACAGAATTAAAAGTTTTAGCTGAAGAAACAATAAAACAAATGGAAGAAATGCTCAAAGGTTTAAGTGATGAAAGAAATGAAGTCACAGAGGTTTTTGAAACTCAAAAGAAAGAATTTACTACTCTTGTAGATACTTCTAAAGTTATGATTGACAACTTAAATCATATTTTTAATGCGAATTATCAAGCAAAGAAAAATGAGTTTAGTATTATTTTTAATGAAAAATTGCATAGTTTAAACGAGAATAAGCAAGATTTTTTAAATGAGCTTGTGAGCGCAAAAGAAAACGGACTTAATGAGCTTGAAACTAAAAAAGGTGAGTGCATAGATGAGATTGACAATCAAGCAAGAATCTATGATATAAGTGGTGTTAAGGCTAATGTTGAATATCTTCTTTCTTTGCTTAATGAGAAAGATGATGGTAAAGATGATGGAATTAAAGATGAAATTGCAAATATAGAGCAAGGTATAAAAGATAAAGAACAAGAGCTTGAAGAGATAAAAAAGCAAATTGAAGAAGCTTTAAACAATAATGATGAATTAAAGCAAAAAAATGAGGAATTAAAGGAAATTAAAAATCAAATCGATGAGGCTTTAAGTCAAGAACCACCTGCTGATACAAGCGAACTTGAAGAGAGAAAAGAAGAACTTGAAAATCAAATTGCTGAGCTTGAAAAAGAGATTGCTGGTGAATTAATTAACAAAAAAGAGGAAATTGAAAAAGAACTTGAAGAAGCTAATCAAAACTTAGAGGACAAAAACAATGAGTTAGAGCAAAATGAAAAAGATAAAAAGCTAATTACACAAAAAGTATTAGATATAACTATTAAAACTTTAGAAGCACTTATAGATACAAAAGTAAGTTTAAATGGCGATGAAGAGATAAATGGAAATAAAACTTTTGCTAATCCTATTTTAGTAAAAGTAGATCCAACTAATGATAACCATTTAGCAAACAAATCATATGTAGATACAGTCGGAAATAGCAAAGTTGCATTAAGCGGAAATCAAACTATAGCAGGTGTAAAAACATTCTCAGCAACACCTGTGTGTGGTGCTAATCCCACACAAGATGCAGAATTGGCAAGAAAATGGTATGTGGATTATGGCGGCGGAATTAAGAACTTAAGAAATCAAACAGCACCGAAAATAGATTTAAGACAAGCTCAGCATTTTATCTTAACAATGACAGCCAGAGGAGCTATTGGTATAGCAAATTGGGGTGGAGCAGGTAAAAGTGGAACCATCACTGTCAATAATGCTCAAAATATCACTGCTTTTTCGGCCCCTTTTAAATTTAGAATAGCTCAAAGTGGATTTAGTGGCACTGAAACTTTTGCTTATTTTTGCATAGCTTCGAATAATGTAAGATTAGTAAGGACTTAAAATGAACTGCCTCCTTCTTTCTAATAATGGCATAGCACTAAATTTACCTCCATCTTTAGGAGGCTCGGTTGCAAATTATAATTATATGTTAAAGCTAGACATGATTTATAAACAAGCAGTGGTATTGCCATCAAATATTAATAATAAAGAAGTGGTTATGTTAGGCGAAGTTTGGACGACTGGAAATATGTCTAATAAAACTTCTAGAAATACTTTAGAAATAACTTGGAATAATTTTAATTCAAAAGTAACACTACATGCTTTAAGTAAATATTACACTGCCAATGCAAAAATCAAAGTAGAGAAAAAATTCAATTTTGGAAATATAAATAACTTACAAATAATGCTAAGTTCTTATCAAAGTGGTAGTGCAAATGCAAGTGCTGGTTGGAACTTAAATGATGGGAATAGATTAAACCCAAGAGCAAATTTAACATTATACTGGAATTAAGAAAGGATAAATATGTTTTATGATTTAAAAAATAAAAGTTTAAAATATGATGATATTTTTTTAAAAGATGTAAAAATACAAAACGAAGAAGGTGAAATTGATGCACAAGATACTTATTTTTTAAGTGCTTGCGATAATGAGCTTTTAAAAGAGCTTGGTTTTGCTAAAGTTGAAGAAGAAGAAGTGCCAAGCTTTGATGAAAAAACACAGACACTTAAGCAAGTTCAAAATTACGATGAAGAAAATAATCTTTATATTGTTTCTTATGAGATTAAAGAAAAAACCTTAGAAGAGTTAAAAGAATTAAAATTAGAAGAGTTAAAAGCTATAAAAGAAGAAAAGCTTTTGTTTATGCCTTTTAAAAATACTACATTTCAAATTGATACTGAAGCAAAAATTAATATTAGCGGAAAAGTTAGCGAGATAATGTTAGCAAATCTTAATAATACTCCTTTGGAAAATATTGCTTGGATTGATAAAGATAATAAAATCACTACATTTAACAAAGAAGAATTTCTAGAATTTGGGGTTGGTATCGCTAAATATACGGAAAGTATTATTTTTAAAAATGATGAACTAAGAAATAAAGTGAAAAATGCCACATCTTTAGAAGAATTAAATTTAATTGCATGGGAGAGTGAAAAATGAATAACTTAGAAAACAACACTAATGTTATTTTATTTGCAGGCAGTGCTATATTAGCTTTTTTTTATCAATTTTTAGCGTATTTTAAAATAGAAACAGCTCAAGTTATTGTTTTGCTCATTGTTTTTAGCTTTTCAGGTATAGCCTCTATGATTAAAACTTTAGCTCTAAGAAAAAATTTTAGAAATTTTTTAATCACAGATATTTTAAGTAAAACTTTAATGTTTTTTGTGCCTTTTATCTTAGCTATTATGGCTAAGCAAATCAGTGTTTTTTACTATCTTGTGGATTATTCTTTTAGCTTTTTAACCATAGGTGAGTTTTTAGCATTTTTAATCAGTGTCCAAAGCATTAGGAAAAAAGAAGATATTAAAGAAATGGACTTTTATAATCTTTTTATAGAAAAATTTAAAAATATAGCAAACAAATATTTAAAATTAGAAGGCGATAAAAATGAAAAATGAATTAAAAAGGGTTTGTGTAAAACCTTATGATAAAGATAGATTTGAAGTGATACAAGATTATGAGTTTATTTTGCCAAATTACAAAGGCATTGTACCACAAGGTTTTAAAACTGATGGAGCGAGTATTCCACGCCTTTTTTGGTCTTTGTTTCCACCTTTTAAAAGTGAGTATTTTAGTGCTTGTGTAGTGCATGATTTTTTATGTGAAAAAGCAAAATCAAGAAAAGATTACAAACTTGCTGATCTTGTTTTAAAAGAAGCAATGCAAGCTTTAGAAATAAATAAATTTAAGATTTTTGTTTTTTATTGCTCTTGTAATTTATTTCATCAGATCAAATGTTTAATAAAGGGGATAAGATGAGTTTAGAACAGGTTATAAATACTCAAAATGAAAGTTTAAATCAAATTATAAGTAGTTTACAAGAATTAGTTTTAAGTTATAAAAATGGTAATTTGAGTTTAGAAGATGTTAAAAAATTAATTAACGAAACTATTGAAAATATATCAAATGATTATATAAAAGAAAGCGAGCTAAAAGAAAAACTAGAAGCCTTGCTAGAAGAGCTTAATATCAATGCAAATATCAATGAAGAGAGTTTAAAAGAATTTGTATTAAAAGTTGTTTTAGAAAATCAAGAAAGTTTAAAAGGTGATAAAGGAGATCCTTTTACTTATGAAGATTTTACAGAAGAACAGCTTGAAAATTTAAAAGGGCAAGATGGAGCTAAAGGAGCTGATGGTAAAAGTGCTTATGAACTTTGGCTTGAAAATGAAGAAAACACGGGAAAAAGTCAAGATGAATTTTTAGAAAGTTTAAAGGCTCAAACACCAACAAAAGAAGAAATTAAACCTATTATAGAAGAGATGCTCGAAGATATGAAATTAAATTTAGGCATTAATGGAATAAAAGTATCTAATTCTATTCCCACTCCAAAAACAAAAGCTAATGTTAATGATTTAATTATAACTTATAATGAAAATGTAAAACAACTTTGGCTTTGTGTGGCAAGTGATGATAAATACACAAGTTGGATTAATTTGCTTGGAAATGAAAATATTACAGCACAAGAGTTGATTATTATTAGTTTTGATACAAATTTAAATAGTGGTCAATATGGCGGATGTTTAAGTGATTTGCGTTTTGGTTTTGAAAATTCTTTAGCAAGCACTACGCAAATTATAAAAGGACTTAATGAAGGCAGTTTTTTAATCACTAAAGATGGAATGGGTTTAAAATCTAAAAATTATACTGAAGTTAGCGTTCTTTCAAAACCAAGTAAAAATCAAATAGAAGGAAATATCAAAACGAGCGGAATTTATAATGATCCTGCTTGGCATAATATTATCAATGCTTTAAAAAAATATGATGGCAATGCAAATGAATGCTGTCTTTGGGCTTCTAATATAAAAAATAGTGTAAGTATAGAGCTTTTTACAAATGAAATTCCTATGAGTCTTTTTTATAGGCAAGCTGGATATTATGGAAATGTCAATCTTTCAAATATAAAAATGCAAAAAGCCCTTAGAGTTCAAAATGAAATTATAGTCGAGAGAAGCTTTATAGGAATAAAAAAAGAAATTGATAAAACTACCTATGGTGATAATGCTTTTTTATTTGAATTTGAAGAAGAAAAATGAGTTTAAATCTAAAAATAAAATACAAAAAATAAAAAGAAAGGAATTATAATGAAAGTAACAATTAATAGAAGATACACAGGTAAAACTTGCGTTATTAGCAAATTTAAGGTTTTAGATGATGAAGAAAAAATTCTTTTTGAATGTTTTTCTTTAGAAGAAGACAAAGAAGGTTTAGAAAGTGGCAAAGATTTAAGAATACCTGAAGGAAATTATAATTTAAAAAGACATAGTCCTTCACGATTTGAAAATACTTTAAGAAGTATTACAAAAAAAGATGATGATACAATGATAAATGTTTATAATGATGAAGTTCCAGCAAGTCGTGCAATTTTAATACACTGGGGAAACACTGACAAAGACACACAAGGTTGTATCTTGCTGGGGCTTACTAAAGATAATAATAACGAAAGTGTCGGTCAAAGCAGACAAGCTTGTAAAGAATTTTATGATTTGATGTATAAGAAAGACTTGTCAGAAATCAAACTTGAAATCGTAAATGAGCTAGTATGAGTTCTATATTTTCATATATCCTAGGAGATAAAAAACTTTATATTGCTTTAGTACTTATGACAATTTTAGCAGGGTATTTTTATCTAAGACTTGATAGCACTCAAGCAAAATTAGAAAAAAGTCAAAGTGATTTAGCTTTGGCTTTAAAAATAAATGAAAATAATCAAGAAAAATTAAAAGAATTAAATCAAATTCATAAAACAGAATTAAAGGCTTTAAATGAAGCAAACAATCAAAAAAATCAAGTACAAGAAAGGGTGCAATATGTTAAAGAATACATTTATAAAAGCAATGAAAATAATATTACCAAGCTTTTTAACGATGTCGTTGATAGGTTGTGGGATGCAAACTCAACAAGTAGTAACCAAAATAGAAATTCAAAAAGTAAGAATTCCGCAAGAACTACTAACATTAAGCCCCCTTGAAAAGCCAAAGGCAAAAAATGAACTAGATATTTTAAATGCTTATTCTATGCTTTTTTACAAATACAAACAGTGTGAAATTCAGATAAGCAAAATAAAGGAGCTAAATAATGAGTAATACAAATGTTGATTACAACAAAAGACTTGAAGCATTTAAAGAAATTTATCCGCAAATTTTAGAAATGAGTTTAGCAGAAAAATCTCCATTTGGAGAATTTAAAAAGCTTTTAGAACAATTTGGAAACGATAATGTTATAAGAAATGACCAACAATTTCAAAGCTTAGCACAAGCATTAGTAAGTGTTGGACAAACCATAGTAGCACAAAGTCAAAATACAGCTTTATCCATGATTTTACAAGGCGATGAAAACGAGCTTAACGCTGAAAAAGCTTTACTTTTAAGAGCTCAAACAGAAACAGAAAAAGCAAAACCTGCATTAATAGCTAGACAAACTTCACAGATAGATGATAATTTAAGAATAGAAGCTGCAAAAGTTACACAGAGTGTTCAATTTGGATATTGTACCGGTGGTCTTGATATACCACAAGAAATTATGAAGCTTGTTAAAGAAAAGATAGAAAATATAGAAAAGTCTTCATAATGCTTATAGATGAAAAAAGGCTTATGAGAAATTATACTCTTAAGCCTGCTTATCCATCAAACATAGGAGAATTGGATACACAAGAAGTATATAAACAATGGTTTACCTATGCTATGATAGGGGTAAATAAATATGTTGAGCTTTTACATAAACAACTTGTAAGAAAAGGTAGAAGTCAAATTCAAAATATAAACCATCCGCTATTTAAAAATTCGTATATAGTGAAAAAATATAACATTAAAAGTTCTAGCACTGCACCTTATAATAAGGAAAACTATAATGATTTAGGACTTAACCAATTTTTCGTAGGGCAAGATCCGTACAAACCCTATAAAGGAGATCCTAGCAGTAAAAATGGAATATATCATGATATTTGCGAGATAAGAACTAAATATAATTTAGGAAATATGCAATATTATTATGGTTTTCCAAACAATTTAACTCTTTTATTTGAAAAAGAAAAAGCTTGGAAATATCACGGAAAAGGATTTTTTTATATCGATGAAAAAATAAATTTTAAAGATATATTAAATAAGGCATTGGAAAATATAAATTATGAAATGCTTATAAACGATATCGAAGTAGTTATTTTTTGCCAAACCATCCAAAAAAATAATGAATGGATATATCCTAGTATTGATGATATTAAAATACCAAACATTAAAGTGGAAAATATTGAATTTAAACCATTATTTGGAAAACCTTATAAAAAATTATGCATTGATGTTGAAAAATTTTATAATGATTTTAAAGAATTAAATAAAAATATATTTAGAATCGAAAAAGTAGAAATAACCTATAATGTATATGAGAAAGCACAAAAAACTAGAGAGAGTGATCCGAGTAAAATATATTACACTTTAACAAGCAAAAAGATATCTTTTTTTGAAGTATTTAACTCAATAAAAGAAAATTATAAATGCAAATATGCAACTCCTTTATGTTTTTATAATGGTTTTAATTTAGTTTGTTATGAAGAGCCTTATGTTGCTTATTCTTACCCCAATAATCAAAGCTTTGGAAAAAAAGATACAAGTGTTACGCCAAGTATATATCCACTATATAGAAAAAGTTCAAATTTACCTTATGGGCGTAGAGATAGATGGTTTGCATTATGGGATAGTTTTTATTATCTTTATGTATACGAAAAATCAAGCAAAGGAATTTTAAGCTTTTTAGCACCTATTGTCACTATCGTTTTAGCTGTAGCTACTTGGTGGATGGGCGGACAAGGTGCATGGCTAGGAACATTGATAGGAGTGAGTGAGAGTGTAGCTGCGGGTATTACACTAGGAATTAGCTTAGGTTTAGCCGTGGGTTCACTTACTGGAAATAAATTATTTTCAATTCTTAATGCTGTTTGGGGTTTGGTTAATTTTTTAGGTGCTTGGGGTGCTAATAATTGGAATTTAGCTGCAGATTTTACAAAAAATACAGCACAAGCAGCACAAGAAATGACAACTTTTGAATCAACTTTAAATATTGTTGGAAATTTACTAAGCGGAGCTAGTAAGATTTTTGATGTTGTTCAAAGCATTACAGCTAATACCCCTGATATGACAAATGAGCAAAAAGGTAGTGATTTAGACAACAATGAAGGCGGAAATGGGAGCGAAGCTTTGGAATTAGCAAAAGATATGATTAATCCTACAATATGGTATAATTTTGAAACCACAGATATATTAAATGAAAAAATAGAAAAGAAAGAAAAACCTATTTTTATATTCTAAAAAGTTATTGACCTATCTATTGACTTTGTAAAAATATATAAAATAATTATATGTAAATATAGGCAATATCTCTATATTATTCAAATCTCGCTAACCGCACCATTTATACCATAAGCTACTATAAATATCAGACTTATAAAATATAGATAAAATAGGCATTTGTAGCTATATAAAGCCTAAATTAAAGTTTTTTCCATTAAAATCCATTTTGAAACTTTTCTCCTAACTTTTCTCCTAACTTTTTATTTTTTATTCCAAAAAGTTAGGAAAAATCGATACAAAGAACCTATTTTAAACTACAAATGATATTTTTCAAAAAACATCCAACTATCTCTAGATGATTTTAGTAAAAACCTAAACAATAGATCTTAAAAAATTATAGATAGCTTTTTATCTTTCCTTATTTAAAGCAAAAAACCAAAAATATTTTTTACCCTCTCAAGAGTGATTAGAATACCTTTGGTTCTTTTTATCATAAAACATAGTTAAAATTATATATAATCTCAAAAACCAAAAGGAGCTTATTTTATGGAAAATAATCAAAACAAACAAGAAAAATTAGAAAGCGTTAATATAGACAAACCTATAGAGAAAAAAGAGGAGGATTTGTTCAGTAGAAATTCAGTAGCAGAACAACTAAATACAATTATTAAAAATTATAAAGAAGAAGATAGTATTACTTTTGGAATTATAGGTGATTGGGGTAGTGGAAAGACCTCTTTCGTTAATATGACTTTGGAGGATTTTAAAGATGATGAAAATTTCATTATAGTGAAATTTAATCCTTGGAATATCTCTACTAGAAAAAAACTTATCAGCGATTTTTTTACAACGCTTGCCAAAGAAATTCGTAAAGCTTCATTTCCAAAATTTAAAATTAAAAATTTAAAAAAATATATTCTCATGCAAAATTTAAATTTTTATCTGAAGTACCTAATAAACTAG